CCAATCCCGCTCCGATAGTCGAAAAAAAAAGCAACGCCCCGTTAACCTGATCGAGAGTTAAACCTAAAACCTCCGGCATATAACCGCTCGTTTTAGAGGAGTCGTATTTTTCAATGTTATAAAAGTCTCCAACCTGTTCGGTAACGGGCCGAAATAGGATCGCCATTAAATCAGGAAAGTGTTTATAATTAACTCCACCGTCCTTTAACCAAACCGTATTGGCGAACGAATCTAGATCGACGTGCTCACGAAACGTCATACCGTTAATATCCGGAATAAACCCAAGGCGTTTCCCGTTAACGATCGCGACGCGTTCGAACTTACTCGAGCTTGAATCGATTACCTCCTCGAATAGCGTTATAATAGTACGAACACTGTCGGCCTTAAGGCTCTCGCAGTACTCCCTCGATTTGTTTATAATTACCATTGCCCGCTCGATATCGTCAACCGCGTTATGGTAATCCATAAATTGGCGGAGCGTAATTTGAGAGCCGTCTCCCGGAATTTTTAATTTCATAGATTCGAACTGATTGTAATTATCGGTTGGTTATCGGCGCCGGTTAATTCTTGGCGTTCAATGTAACCGCGTTTTTTACCTTTAGTTTTCATGTAGAAAATAGTCGCGGCTGTATCGCCCGAATCGATCAACCCGTGTAGCTTGCTTTCGGCAAAATCCAAAACCGTATCGTCAACATTTTCAACGGCGGCTTTATACTCCGGATCGTTTTTCAACCAATGGTAATGAATCTCTCGACTCATTCCGATCGCCGCGGCTGCTTTCGTTACGATTCCCAGGTTGGCTTCTAGCGCCTCGAGGAACGCCTTTTTTTTAGCGTTAAATTCTGAGTAATCCTTCTCCATATTATTTATTATTTCTCATTTGCTTAATCGCGTCTATTGTTCCCCATACGCCGAAGGAGATGAGAGCTATTGCCCCTATGTAGTAAAGTATTTCGGTAATTTCCATTTTTTTAATCTGTTAATAACCCCGTTTTACCCGAAAACATTAGTATTGCACCGATAGCCGAACCGCACTTATTAACAACTATTTCGCCCATTGTGCTTGACAAACGGCGAAGCGTTGCGGCGCGTCCGGGAATTCATCGAGGGCTTTACTATCGGCCATGCATCGTGAAATGAATTCGGCTTTAGTTTCGTTCGCTTGTTTTTCGGGTAACGGCATATAATACGTGTTTAACTAAGAAACGGATGTATCAAAATTATTACCCCAATTCGTCAATATCGGCTGATCCGATCGATTCTCGAAGGAAGTGAACGATCAGGTTGGCCTTACAGCTCGAGCATCCGTAAGCCTGGCCTGTCATTTTTGTAAACCAATGGGAGGCTTGTTTTACCGTTTCCGTCGTAATCCTCCCCTGAATCGGAAGCGTAGAAACGAATTGACGTAAAGCCTCTGTTTCCTCGTCGTTTAATTTATAGCGGCCCCATTTATTTATCGGACATCGCGCGAGTCCAAACTGGGCCTTAAAATTCATTTTACAACCGCACAAACGGAGCTTTTTCCGGTAATGGGTTATCTCGTTTGCCTTTTCGGCTTCGGCTAAATCTTCGGCCTTTAATTTATCGCCCAAGATTAAGGTTCCGCAGCTCTGCGTCGATTCGACGTAATGCTTACAGGCTTTACAGGTTTTTAATCGCTCGGTGGCGATCGCTTGAGGTACTCGAAACATTTTTTTTTATTTTAGAAATTGCGTTTTCAACTAATTTATAAAGCTGTTTAACCGGGATCCCGCTCACCTTGCTCGCTTCCTTATAACTAAAGTCATCAAATATGTATAACCTCAAAATGGTGGCGTCCAACTGTGGCATTAGCGAAATATAGGCGTCCAAATACTCGTTATCGAGTCTAGAGCCAACCCAGGGCGCAACGGGCTCCTCCATATGCTTTTCGCTTAGCGTCTCCCAATTACGTGCGAACTTTCCGTATTTTACCCCGTAGCGGCCGGAGGGATCAATAAACATTAGGTATAAAGAACGGTTAACGTAATAAAACAGTTTTCCCTCAGCCGCCAAACTCTCGGCCTTTTCGCGTTGATTCTCGAGGATTTTTAAAAGGGTTTCCGAAAGTAGATCGTCACCCTTTACGGAATCGCGCGTTAAACCTCGAGCGAACTTGCGCCAGATCTGAAAATGACGCTCCATTTCGATATCTAGAACATTTTTTTTCAACCTTTTGTAAATGTAGCAAAAAACTACCATATTTTTGTCAGCGCTAATTTAAACCGATTTCATTATGGAACAACAAACGATTATTAACGAGCAAGCTCCGAAGGTATTAAGCCCGGTTAACGAGTTTCTCACTATTATTAAGAAGCGATATAACTCGAGCCCGAACTCGTTGGCGGCGGCCGGTTATCGCGAGGTGTTGAAAATGGCCGAAGATTTTTTAAACGCCGAGCACCAATGTTTAACCGCCGCCTATTCCGCCGGATATGAAACGGCGTTGAACGAGTTAAGAGAAAACCTCATAAATAAACCCAAAAATGAAGCTGAAACAAACCCCGAAGATTGAGGAACTCCAGGCTAGGCGCTATGATATTCTCGCCCTTTACCCGCACATTAAAACCGATTTCGTTCGCGGCTTTATGATGCGAAAGCTCGAGAGCGTGAACCGCGACCTTTACACATTAACGAAAAATTCAATTTACAAATGAGCAAACCAACCGCTACCGAGGCGTTATTTGAAAAATTAAACCATTACACCGACGGCGAAAGCGTCGTTATACCCAGACAGTTTTTTCTCGAGAGATTTAAGGCGGCCAAAATCGCCGAACTCGAGCAATTAGCCGAGGCCCGTTTGTTCGGTTATGACTCCGCTATTAACATTTTACAAGTCTCAGGGCAACGCCTGACGGATCCATTATTGAGCTTGCTTACCATGAACGACAGGGAAAAAGGAGGTGAACAATGACAACCGATAAACTCGACCAAATTATTACCGAACACTTCGGAACGAAATCGCTTTTCTCGAGCCGAATGAAAGTCAGCCGGTTTACGGCTTACCGTTGGATAAAAGAACCCGAGCGAATGACGTTAAAAGATCTCGAGCGCTTAAGTACAATAACTAAAAAATCAATCTGCGAACTTTTATGACAGCTCGAAACGATTTAAACGAAGCGTTGCAGTTAATACCGCTGCGCTCACAAAAAACAGTTTTAACTATTCTCGAGCCGTATTTTAAGCCCGAAATGTTTTTAGCCTCCTTCGATTATCTCGAACAATTAGAACAGCGGCCATTAGGAACGGACGAAATTTCAGAGATTATTTTTCGTCTAGTCTCCGACTTAACCGGAGTTACTACTTTTAGAAAAACAAAAAGCCGTAAAAGTGAATTGGTGTTCGCTCGACAGCTAGCGATGTTTGCTCTTTATACCGAATGCCATAATTTAAGCCTGCAGAAAGTGGCGAACTTATTTCTAATAAAGTTTAATCACGCTACGGTTTTACATGGAATTAAATCGATGGAAGCTCGTTACAGCTCTAATAAGGGCTCGAGAGAAATAATCGACGCTCTCGCCTCGTTAATGGCAGAACATTCCTTAACCACGTTTAAAGGCCGTTTAAAAACCATAGAGTTAATCGCGTGAGTAAACGTCTTGAAAATACGACTATCGATGGCGATTAACTTTTTACCAAAACAAAACGAATGTTTAAACGCGCTCGGGCTCGATTCGAAGGCCGAGGTTGTGTTATTCGGAGGCGCGGCCGGAGGAGCCAAATCTTTTACGGGTTGCGCCTGGCAAATAATGAGGCGCCTAAAATATCCGGGCACGCGCGGGTTAATCGGCCGATCGAAACTCGACACGCTTAAGAAAACCACTTTAAAAACATTTTTCGAGGTGGCCGGCTTACTAGGTTTAATCGCTAATAAACACTACCAATTCAACGCCCAGAGTAACGTTATAATCTTTTCGAACGGGAGCGAGATAATTCTAAAAGATTTGTTCGCTTATCCTTCTGACCCTTCCTTTGATTCTCTCGGATCGCTCGAGATTACCGATGCGTTTATTGATGAATGTTCTCAGGTTTCAAAAAAGGCCGTCGATATAGTCCGCTCAAGGATCCGCTATCGATTAAATCAAAATAATCTAGCGCCGAAAATACTCCTGACTTGTAATCCGTCGAAAGGTTGGTTATACAACGAGTTTTTCGCCCCATTTCGTTCCGGACAACTAGCGGAGCATTTAGTATTTATTCAGAGCCGGGTAGTAGATAATCCACATTTGCCGCCAACCTATGCCGAAACTCTCGCGCGGTTGCCGGAAGTCGATCGCAAACGATTATTGGAGGGAGATTGGGATTATGACGAAACGCTCGACTCGTTATTTACAACCGACGATCTTTTGCGCTGTTTCCGGACGGCGAACGAAACGGGTGAGCTTTACATTACGGCCGATGTCGCTCGCCTGGGAAAGGATCGAACAGTTATCGCCCTTTGGCGCGGGCTCTCTCTTATTCAAATAACAGAGCTACGGAAAAAGAAAATAGATGAAACCGCCGCCGTTATTCGTGAGATCGCCGATTATTCGAAGGTCAAATTGAGTAACGTAATCGCTGACGCTGATGGCCTGGGCGCCGGGCTCGTGGACGTTTTGAAATGCCGAGAATTTAGAAACGGATCGAGATCGACAAAACCGGACAGGTTCGTTAATCTAAAGGCTGAATGCTTTTTTAAACTCGCTGAGCTTATCGAATTAAACCGAATAACATTCCCGCAGGCTCACCGCGATACGATTGTGAAGGAGCTCGATATGATCCGACGTAAAAACCCGGAGGGTGACGGCAAACTAGCCGTTACAGGTAAAGAGGAAATTCAACGAACCCACGGAATGAGCCCGGATTACGCCGATGCTATCGCGATGCGAATGTTTTTCGAGCTGTTTCCTAATCATGGGCGCTATTCATACGCATAGTTGTAAACATTACAACCCGCGTTTTCACTAGGTTTATCGCTGTTGTTGACAGAGTTATTAAAAAATAAATTAAATTTTATTAGGATTGTAGCAAAATTGCTACATATATTTGCCTCACAATTAAAAACAAAACCAAAATGAACGTTACTATTCAAATCGCCCTTCGCTCCGCTTCACAGGTTTCGGAAATCATTAAAAACATCGCGCTTGACCTCGGTTGTGAAATAACGATGGTTCACAGCTGTGAATACGAAGTAGAAGCAAACCACGACGATTACACCTCTCCGGAAGATTTAATGGCGGAGATCGAAACCGCATTACTAGATAACGGTATTAACATCGAAGATATCGCTGTTCTCGAGGCGTAACACAGTAACCACGTAAAAACTTCACAAAAAAAATAACACACACAATGACACCCATTAAACTTACACAAGACACATTTACACGCGAATTAAACAGCTGCCTTACAATAAAGGAAGTAACCGCTAATGGTTTCATCTGCGAATACATTGACCTCGCGCTTTACAAGCGTGACGTTCTAATTCAAATCGTCAACGCCTAATAATACAAAACAAAAAAAATAACGATGTTCGAACAAGGGAAATACTTTAAAGAGTTTTTTATCGCGAATAAGTACATTGGGCAATTACCCTGTATAAAAGACAGAGAGGAAATCGGTTATTATGGCAGAAAATACGAATTGCTCCAGGATGACATAGTTTTAACGAATAAAAAGAAAATAAAGAAAGGAACCGAAGTAAACACCATTATTTACCCAGTATGCGGTAAAATCATTAGAGAAACAATTTAAAACCAAAATAAAAATGAACATTCCAAATTCTTACGCTCTAGTAATTATCAATTACCCGAACCGAACAGAACAGATTATCGAATTCCGAAACATTCGCGAGGCTCTCAATTCATTCGTTGAACGCTGCGACGCTCTCGGTTACGATTACCGCGAGGATAACAACGGCAATTTTTTAGCCGGAGGAGTCGGTAACGATTATTCTCTTGAACTTATCTCAACTTTTTAAACCTATAAAAACCCCAAAATCATGGCAACTTACACGTTCCAAATTGTATTACCTCAGGTTGTGGACAGCCTGACTGTTGAACTCCCCTACTACTGTAACGAAGGCTCGAGCTTTTACGCGATGCTAGACGAAACAACGATTATTTCGGTTAACGATTGGCAAAGCATCGGACAGGCGAACATCTGGCTTTATAAAGAGGTTCCGATTAGTATGAAAGGCCCGAACTGTAAACCTATTGAACGCTCCGAATTCATGGAAAAATACAACTCTGTTATCGCTAAAATGATCGAAAAGCTATGATAAAAGAAAACATAAAAACCGAACTCCGAATTTTACTAATAATAAACATTGTTACCCTATTATGGTTAATTACCCGCTAGCCCCCGAAACCCTGGATTCGCTCCAGAAATTCCAAACCCGGCTCAATTCCCTTCCTAGCGAGTTGGCCGTTGAATCAACTCCGGATCGAAAAGCCCAAACCGTTGTTATTTCACATATCGAAATGACTTTGGACGAGCTCTTTTTTGGCCAGTGGCGAACCGAAAATTTTAAATGGAACGCGATCGCCAACGAGGTTCAGGGTTCTATTGAACTAGTCGCTGTGCACCCTGTTACGGGTTTCGAAATTCGCCGCACCGGAGCCGCTTCGATTATTATTATGGTCGATAGGGTTCCGGACGGCGTAATAGGAACCGAACGAAACCAATGGGCGCTAAACCCTAGCAACAAAAAAGC